CATCAAGAGATGCCCGCAAGCGCAGCGGCATGGCTGCATCGCAGGCGCAACGCGGCTTTGCGATTCATGCAGATACTACACAACGAACAAAAGCAATTATTAATTTGCTATCGCTGCCGCATGGCGGCAGATAGAGTCCCGGTGCGGCAGGTGTTGGCGCACAAGAAAAGACGAAAGGAAAACCTTATGGTCATCGCCGCATCGGGACTGCATAAAGCAAAAGGAGGACATTATGACATCAAAAGTGAGAGCTGCATCATCAGTCATCCGGGATAGTAACTACGTGGTCATCCAGGGGTGGATGCTTACGCGGTTGGGACTAAAGGGCAATGAGCTGATGATATATGCCGTGATATACGGATTCACACAAAACGGCGAAACAGAATTTGTCGGAAGTATGAAATATTTGGCGGATTGGACGAACTCAACGATCGAATCCGTCAGAAAATGCATAAAGTCGTTAATAGATAAAGGATATATTATAAAGTCACTGGACGGCAGCGGGGTTAACGCTTACAAAGCCGTCCTTTCGGCAATTTATCCACATGTGGATAAAAATGTGGATAACTCGGATAGCAGTGCCGAAATACCTATACAACAAAGTTGTATGCCCATGCAACAAAGTTGCATCAACCATACAACAAAGTTGCATCAACCATACAACAAAGTTGCATCAACCATACAACAAAGTTGCATTAATAATTATATTAATAATAATAACATAGATAATAAAGATACACATACACCGCCATGCGGCGGAGAGAGTGCGGATGACGCCTTCGAGCGTCTTTGGGCGCTGTATCCGCAGGCGCGGAGACAGGGCAAGCAGACGGCAAAGCGGGCTTACATGGCGGCACTTAAGCGCGGCGTGCCGGCGGAGCGCATCGAGGCGGGACTGCGCCGGTATGCAGACTATGTCATGCGGGCGCAGGTCGAAGACCGCTACGTCATGCAGGCTGCGACCTTTTTTCGCGGCGCACGGTGGGACGATGAGTACAGCACCACAGCGCCGAGGCAGCAGCAGTCGCAGCGAGCAAATCCCGCGTTAAATTACAGACAGCGCACATACACGGCTGACCAGCTGCGTGCTATGGGTGTGGACCTTGGTGATGACATGTACGATGACTGACAAGATTTACAATTCGAAAAATACAGAAGGAGAAACAAAATGGAAAACTACACACAGGAACAAGTTGATGAAATATGCACTCAGCATGAAGCATGGTTGAAGGATTGGCACACAGGCAGGCGCGCCGATTTCAGCGGAGCAAACCTCCGTGGGCTCTCTTTGGAAGGGAGGATCCTCAAGGAGGCAAATTTTAAAAATGCGAACTTGACTGGCGCATTTTTAAGGTCGGCTGATTTCAGCCACGCCAATTTCGAAGGGGCGAATCTCACTTTCGTGAGAGCGTCATATGTAAAATTTAACGACTGCATGGCGGACCATGCATGTTTCGAAGAAGCCAGACTGACAGGCGCCTACTTCAAGGGGGCGTCGCTCCAGCGGGCTTCCTTCCGGGATGCGACAGTTAACTTTGCGTCCTTTGCGGAGGCAAACCTGTGGAGGGCGGACTTTATAGATGCAGTAACCGGCGGCGTAATCTTTGCCCGCGCGAACATCGATTTTGTGGCTTTAAATTCCGGTATTGCCGGAAACAACTTCGATGATAGGCAGATTGCCGAGTTTGCCTATCATCTGTGCACTGCCGTCCTTGGCGGTCACACAAACAGCCCTGAGGTGAAGGAAGAAGTACGAAAAATCTTAAACCTTGCCAACAGGGCAGCGTCGGTGAAGGTCTTCGGACTGGTGCAAGAGTACAGAAATGGACAGTATGTGACAGCAAAGGAGAAGGCTGAGTAAAATGAAATTAATATGCAACCAACCGCAAAGGAAGAACGGCTGACACGATAGGCAAAAGCAAAAGCCCTTTACGCCAAGTTGGACGGAATGAAAGATTTCACGGAATATCGAGGGCACGTGACGCGCAAGGGCGTTGACGTTTTTGCGGGCGTGTACGATGACGATTGTCCAGATCTTGCGCGATTGGGGTTAGAGTATTACTACTTGGAAGAATAAGGAGCAATCAATGACGGCAAAAGATTATCTAAGGCGCATCCGGCAGCTGGATGACGCTGCATCGGCCGCACAGCTGGAGCTGGAGCGCATCGAAAGCACCGTGACACGCGTCACGGCGTGCCACAAACGTTTTTTTGCGGGCAAGGGTACAGATGATGCCGACCGCATGGCAAACGCCGTAGAGAGGCTACAGCGTGCCCGTGAGAGGTGCAATCAAGCGATAGATGACTATGTGGACTATCGCGACCACTGCCGCGAGCTGATGGACATGCTCCAAAGCCCGCTGCACCGTGCAGTGCTGATAGGGCGATACATCGCCTACCAGCCGCTGGACAAGCTCGCGGAGACACTGCACTACTCGGCGCGGCAGATCGCCTATATCCATGGCGGAGCGTTGACCGAGTTTGCAAAAATCATTGATGACTAAAGACTGCATGTTTTTGCATGTTTTTGCAGTTTGTAGTGTGGTATAATGCTACCGTGGGAATTTACAAAGAGATTTTCATGGTTACCTCCTTTTCGGCGCGGACGGGCAGGCATGTGCTGTATGCACTGCTGCCCGTCTGCTGCATCGATGGGCGGTGTGCCGGACTAAAATTGCCGGCGGTTGAGGATGGCGGGCAAAAAAGTTGTGTCCCATAATTAAATCGCAATAAAAGCAAAACGAAAGGAAAGAAAAATGGTGAATCAAAGTCGATCTAAATCCGCATTGTTTTGGATTGGGCTGATATCTGCGGTGTACACTGCATTTGTCAGTGCCGGTGTTGCTGCCGGCGTTGTTATGCCGTGGTACGTCGGCGCTGTCGGCGTTGCACTGTCCGCCGTGCTGACATACTGCAACGGCAACAATCCGTCAATCGCGGACAGGTATTAAAAGACATCTCCCGCAGGCCTCTGCCGGCGCTTCGCCGTCATGCACACTTGCGGGCGGTCTGCTTAAAAAATGCGAAAAACATGCAGATATTGCGGCGGCACACATGCGACCAGTGAGACCTGCCCGCAAAAACCTATCGCGCAAAAATATGCGCGCAAAAAAATCCGCCGAGATGTGGACGCTTTCCGCAGCACGGCGGTCTGGACGGCAAAATCTGCCGAGATACGCATGCGGGACCTGTACTGCTGCCGCCTGTGTCTTGCCGAGGGCAGGATCACTATGCACGACCTCGGCGTCCATCACATAGTACCGCTCATGGCGGATTTTAACAAAAGGCTGGACAACGACAACCTTATCACGCTTTGCGCATCACATCATCGACAGGCGGATGCGGGACGGATCCCGCCTGCGGAGCTTGCGGCACTGGCAGCACAGCCTGCAATGCTCGGGCAAAAGCAGCATCCCCCCCGGGGGTAACGCGATCCTCTCACGCAAAATGGCAAGACCGCCGTGCAACCCCGCTGCACACAAAATCCCCGAAATCAAATTTTAACCCGCCCCGCGAAACCGAGGCAGAAAGGATGACTGCATGGCACGACCGGCAAAAGCTGTCAGCACGCTGAGCAAAAAGCTGTCAAAAGAGGACGCGGCTGCACGCGAAGCGGCGGAGGCAAAAATCAGCACC